AGATATAATACGAGGTATGAATTTAGGGGCTGCGTATAATCAAGCGGCGCAAATTGAATTTGCCTTGGTACGAGATTTAGAAGCCACTAAACAATCTCTTGATGAAGCGTTTAATGATATTCTTAATAATGACAGAATGACAAATGAGAGCGTTGATAAGTTAGAAGAATTACGTAATGCTGCTGCTGAAATTTTTGCCCGCGAAGAGGTAAACCTTTTCAGGATTGAAATCATTGAAGTGCAAACGCAGCCGGTAGCGACTATTACATTTTCTAATTATGGAGATACTGAGCTAGAGGAAGAATTGCTAGAATTAAACGAAGTAGCAAATCCTTCCTTCGTTAATGGTGAATTTGAAATTTTAACACGTTAAATTAATTATGATATTACTACGGCGTAATGGACAAGATTTTACTAACTTTACTAGCATTCATGTTTCAAATAGTTTGCAAGCACTTACAGGGAAATTTGTTTTTACTGCTACGACCGATAATATGGCAGATTTTCCTTTTGCCGCAGGCGACAAAATACAAGTACTCATTGCGGAACTTGATTTTTTGGTAGGAGTTGCTAATGGTTTTATAGATAAAATCGGTATTAACTATACCAAAGCCAGTCATCAGTTACATATAAGTGGGCGCGATAAAACGGAGGATATTGTTGATTCGCAAGTTAAAAATATAGAATTAGCCAAGTCTGGTTTTTCATTGACTGATGTTATTAAAGCGGTCTTAAAATTCTTAGGTATTAAAGAAACTGATATTAAAATATTAAATTTGGTCGACAAGATTGATAAATTTACAAGTCAAATAGCGGCTGCAAAACAAGGGGAAACTGGTTTTGCCTTTATAAATAAATATGCGGAACAACGACAGGTTTTAGTAAGCAATGATGGTGATGGCAATATTGTTTTAACGCGGGTAGAAAATCCTTTGCGCAATGGGGAAATCTTGAATTTAGTACAAACCCCCTTAACTAATAATGTTAAAAGCGCGCATGTGGTATATGACCATAGCCAACGTTTTCATGATTACAGTGTAATTTCACAAGGGAATGTTGCAGCAGAGTGTGTGGATGGGCTAGGAAATCCAACAAATACATGTGGGGTTAGGGAGGTTCAAAAGATAGTTGGTAGGTTCGGAAACTCCGATATTGATGAAGATATTCGTCCCACTCGTAAATTTGTATTAGTACCTTCAGAAACTTTATCAGTAGATATTGCAACTAAACGGGCAAAATGGGAGCGAGCTTTGCGGATTGCACGGACGCGTAAATATCATGTAACGTTGCAAGGATTTTTAAGTAATGACGGATTAATTTGGCAAGCAGGTCAGTTAGTAAAAGTACGCGATGAATTTGCGTCTATTAATGCAGATTTAATTATTTCCGAAATTCAATATAACTTTACATTAACTGGTGGTTCTACTACCACTTTAACTCTCGTAGACCAAGGGGTTTATCAGGCTTTATTGCCACTCAATGCTCTTAAAAATAAAGTCAATAAAATGGGAACCGCGGATAGTCAAGTTGACGGGCTTGGCAATCCCCTTACATAAAGAATTTTACCATGGCTGCACACTTGCTTCCTTTAATCCACGACCTTTTTAACAAGATTACTAGTTTAATAAAACGATGTGCGCTTACTAAACCTGCTAAGGATAATGCAGATTATCAAATAGTGCAATGTCAATATCTAGGGAAGATCGCGGATATAGAGGCGGCGTCTTTATATGGTTATAGCTATAATGCAACAATAAATTCAACTGGTATTATGTTTAGTATTCTTGGCAATGAAGAGAACCGCGCGGCTTTCTTTAATCTACCCCAAGAACGATTTAAAAATCTAAAGGCAGGCGAGGTTCAGATTGGCAGTCCTGTTACAAAATCATCGGTTAAGTTCGCTTTGGATAACTCTATTATCATAAATTCATTAGGGGAAATTAGTATTATTAGTGCGTCAGATTTATTGATTAATACCACTGGTAATATTAATATTAAAGCAAGCGGAACACTTAATATAGAAGCTGATGGTAATTTAGAAATTAAAGCACCGCAGATAACTTTAGCTGGAAATGTTATCATAACTGAAAATTTAACTGTTAGCGGGAATGCTGTTATTAGCGGAACTCTTTCCGGAGATGGCAAGGACATGGGGACGCATGTTCATAGCGGCGTAACTATTGGCACAGAAAATACTGGCCCACCGGTATAACAATATTATGAGTGAAGTTGCAAAAAGATTTATTGATTTGGATATTAGTCAACGCTTTCCGTTGGGCGACGGAACTTTTTTATTTGATATTGCTTTAGATGATAACGGAGACTTGCTCACAGTAAATAGTTTTGATACGGCTCTGAAAATGTCGTTATTCTGTGAGAGACGCGCTACGGCAGCCGAAGAAGGAGTGCCTGAGTTACGCCGAGGATGGGTGGGTAATGAAGCAAATGAGGTAGCTGGTTTTGAGATGGGATCTAAACTTTGGTTGATAATGCAATCACGCCTTGATCAGAATATTTTGAATGAGGCAGTTGACTATACCGATCAATGTTTAGAATGGTTGGTTGACGATAAATTATTAAAATCAGTAGAAGTGACGGGAACACGCACCCGCGATTCTATTACTTTGAATATCAAATTATTCAGATTTAATGGACGCGTTGATACTTTTCTATTTAACCTTTGGAACAATACAGGAACCTTAAGCCGTGCCGATTGAATTTCCTAAAAACCGAAAAGAAATAACCAACCGCATGAAAAATGATGTGCGTGCTGAGTTGGGGCCAAATTCTAATCCTTTCTTAAGAAACTCTGCATTAGGATCTTTAATTTTTGGTATGGCTGGACGTATTTTTGATTTCTTTTCTCAACTTAAATTTCTGTTATTAAATTTATTTCCTGATACGGCTACCGGCAGCTTTTTAGAGCGGTGGGGTAGTTATGTAAAGATAGGACGTCTTCCCGCATCGATTGCCGAAGGTAAAATTACAATTGGCGGCGTTTTTCAACTCCCTGCGCCTATAATTCCTGATGGGACAGTATTTCAATCTACTACGCAAGAACAATATATCTCGATTGGCACGTCTGTGGTTGCCGAGTTAGAAATTATTATTATCGAATTAACCCAAAGTGGAGGAATAGCAACTGCCAAGACTTCAGGGACACATCCTTTTGCTGCTGGCATTAATCCGGTTACAATTAGTGGCGCAATAGAAACAGACTATAACGGAACTGATATTACAATTACTGGTGTTCCAGCATTAGATGAATTTACTTATAATATTGCTGGAAACCCACCAAGTCCGGCAACTACTGCTACCAGTATTGAAGCCAAGTTTAGCGGAGCGCAAGTCACACTAGAATCTGAAATTTTTGGAGAAGCTGCCAACCTGGGTAATGGTGAAACTGTTGCGCTTGGTACACCACTTGCAGGCGTAGAGAATAGCGGGTTTGTGCAGTTTGAGGGAATATCAGGAGGCGCAGATGTAGAAGATGACGCATCTTTTCGAGCACGCATTTTGGATCGATATCAAAATCCAGTAAGTTTTTTTAATGTTGCGCAAATAGAACAAAAAGTTAAAACATTGGATGGAGTAACGCGCGTTTTCGTTCAGGAGATTACGCCTACTGCTGGAGACATTACAGTTTTTTTTGTTGAAGATAATCAAGATGGCACTATTATTCCTAGTTTGACAGACCGACAAAGAGCAAAAGAAAAGATTTTTGAAATTAAACCAGCGAATGTTGATGGAGGAAGTTTAAGTGATCCTGCTGATGGTGATATCAAGTTACCAGCATTAGCGCCCAAGATAATCAATTTTGTTTTTATTGCGCTGGATCCTGATGATAGCCCCTCCTTAAAAGATGCTATTAAAAATAATTTAGATGCATTTTTTAGAGGAGAAAATAATGTCAATGAGAATATATCTCAATCAGAATATGAATGTACGATTAACGATTCCTTTGATAATGCAGGAAAAAAAGTAAAAAGTTTTACATTGTCAAGTCCTACTGGAGACATTGTCGTGGGAGTAGGAGAAATTGCAGTCTTAGGCAGCGTTTCATTTAATTTTTAAGAGTGTCATTATGTCAAAGGAGCCAGAGTGCCATACCAAAGAAGAACAAGCAACGAGTTTGGCGCAATACCTGCATAATGGTAGAATATTCCAACTGAAAAATGTAGTTGGGTCTACCCTTAGAAAACTATTATTAGGATGGTCGACTGAATTACAACGCGTTGAAACCAAAATAAAAGAAACGTCGTTTAATCACGATATCACCCAAACCACTTTATTGCTTGATGAATGGGAAAAAGCTGTTGGTATTCCTGATGATTGCTTCACCGGACAAGGAGATTTAGCTAAACGTCGTATAGATGTTTTGATAAAATTAGGAGTGGCTCTGTTAACGGAACAGGATTATATTGACTTAGGGAAACTCTTAGGAGTTAAAGTCGCAATTAAACATTTTGAAGAAGAGGTTTTGTTTCCGCTTCCATTTCCCATTGAGTTTAGTGTTAGTGGAAAAGAAGCAAAATTTACGATGATTATTGAGCTTTCCGAAGATGCGGACGACTGTGTTTTCCCTATTCTTTTCCCAATATGTTTTAATGATGGCGCACCTATTGAGATTGAATGTATTTTTAGAAAATTAAGTGCTGCCAATGTAAAATTGATTTTTAAATTTGTTTTGCCATGTTGAGATTATATTATGTTTGCTATCCAAGATAAGATTGATGGTGTTAGTGTCCTTCCGGCCGATCAATTTAATTCTTTGAAAAATGAATTAATAAACTTGATTGAGGTCTATTTATCGATTGGCGGCGATGATTTTCAGATTGCACGCAGCGTCTCAGAACATGTTGCAACTGCCGATTTCTATGTGGATGCTGGTGTCGCAGATGCCTATTCATTAAGTCTGGGACATCTTGGTCTCATATCTGTTAAAGAAATTAGAGACGGGATGCGAGTGCGATTTTTTGCGAATGCCACTAATACTGGATCAGGGGGCGGCGCAACCGTCATTTTGGCCGGCCTTCCTATTAAAGATATCAAACAATTCAATGGAGATGCACTGGGAGCCAATGAAGTAGTCAGTGGCGAAATGACTGAGTTAACATTCCAGACATCAATCGATGCTTTTGTAGTAGCTTCCAGTAGTAACAGCCGTATGATTACTCAAAATGTTACGCTTACAGTTGCCACATCCGGTGCTGATTTTACTACTCTGCATGATGCGTATGCTTCTCTGCAAAACCAATATATTTTAGATAGCGTTATTGTAACTATAACCATAACCGGAACTATTACAGAAACTCTCCCCACAGTTATTTCACATTCAGAAGCAAAGAATATAAAAATTATCG